CACAGCTTTCTCCCATTACACCTTGGACACTTTTTCATTACCCTGTCCATCTGATTCCCCCCAGTTCTTCAATTTCCATGCGGTAATCGTTATCTAAATCGTACCCGTCAAACTCTAGTACATCTGGCGGTTTTCTGCCGAGATACCTCTCATACGTAATATCAGCCGGGTTAAAGTAGTGAGTTCCACCGCATAGTAGACATTTACCTTTATTCTCGGGGTCTATTATCCAGTGATGAATACACATTTTAATCCTCCACTATTCTTAATTTTAGTATCGGTGTTTTACCCTCTTTTTGTGCCAGTAGCTTAATCATACCGAACACGAATTTAGCCTTGCCTGATATCCTTAATACTCTAATCATTTTTACCTCCATATAGTATTGTGTATATTTTACTTTACACTAATTAGTTTGATTATAGTTTTTCTTGTTTTACTTTACTCTATTTGGTTTCCTCAATACAGGATAAATCGGCGTTCCACCCCAAAAGCCAGCTCTCACGCTGCGGCGTGTATTTAGGGTAAGGATTAGAGCAATTAATATGGTCGCCTGCATTAGTCTCACTTGCCTCTTTGCCTTCAAGATATGCCTCTTCGTCTAGTTCAAACTCCTGAAATTGATTAATTTTCATTTTCAACCCTCCTTAATTAGTGTATCCGTTACCGCCCATAATCCCCCAATTATGAGCGGTTGCCGATATACTAAAACTGTTGTATGATAAATGCCTCCTCATTTATCGGGATAACGGTTGTTGCGTCCTCTATTGCTTCTATGGTGGGATAATCATCCGCACTATAGTCCTGTTGGAATTCCTCTAGGCTTTCATATTCCGTAAAATCACAGCACAACCCGATAATGTCTAGATCTTCCTCAACATTAGTAGCTCGTTCAAATTCTTCTATCCACTCAAACAGCGCCCGTTTCCCTTCATAGCTGAAATTGTCGTCCCTATTCATTTCCCTGAAAGCATTACAAAAATCTGTGAAGTTTATTGTTTGCTTCATTTCAACCCTCCTGTTTTATTCAAGTTACACAAATCATATACCTACAAGCACACACTGTCAACATTGTATAAACCTATTGACAAGCAACCACATCAATAGTCTAATACTGCAAACAACCGATTATCTCTTGTTTGCTCACTTATACTGTTATTTTCTCGCATTTGCTCACTTTCCCGCTTGCAAAGTATATCTGGATGTGGTATACTAACAATATGGAAGATAAGATATATATAGCATACAAAAAGTTGTTAAACGCGATACTGTCGGGAGGCAAGCCGAGGGGGCAGAGAGCAGATATATATGAGAGGGTAAACAGCAGTCCAAGGCGAGTGCCGAAGAGGTGTCGTGTTTGTGGTAATATGCTGGATGTCGGATACCGCAAGAGGAAACGGGGTTTGATGTGTGATGTCTGTTATCGTGCATTTAACAGGGAGCGTGCAAGGGTATATTACAAGGAACATCCTGACAGGGTGAAAGCAACTATAAAACGTTCGGAGGATAAGTACCCTGAAAAACAGCAGGCAAGGGTTAAGGCAAACATTTGTTATCCCCGCCCGCACAAGTGTTCAATAGTAGGCTGTACCAACACTGGACAACGCCACCATGGCAACTATAACAACCCTACCAGTATCGTCTGGCTGTGTGCCTATCATCACCATAAACTACACAAAGACGTGTTATAATGTCAAGGAGTATAATATATATGTAGACTAGTTAGAGATAACTGCCTAAAGGGGGATACATTGATATATCCGCCAAGTTAGCTAATCCCGGTATGACTTAGACTCTGCCGGGAACGCTAACCAACTTTAGGAGTAAAATGCTGATTGTTACCAGATGTCACAAATGTAACAGGACTGTTAGAGGTATACTCGGTAAACCTATTATATGTTCTAAGTGTAAAAAACCTGTTAAAATAAATGCGAGTGATTATCAAGAACAATCCTGAATTACTTGATTATAGATTACTTTACAGTGAGGTGTATTATGATTGAGCATATTTTGAGTGTGTATTTACAGACTTTATATCTGCTTCCCGGCATTGCAATAGGCATAATACTATCTGCCATCAGTATCTTACTCCTCGGTAATGCCATTGTAGGCTTTATTAAAGTGCTGAGACACTCTTATTAATGGAAGAGTTGTTATTACTCATTACTAAGATAACATGCTTTATCTTAGCTTCTATCATTATGCTGTATATACTACTAAAGGATTAGTATGTTAAGTTTTTACTGCCCCAAATGTAAGAAATTCAAGTTAAGCATACTACAATCATTCCAACACCCTCATTTTGACACTCCCAGAACGTGTTACAGGTGTGCGGATTGCGGTAGTATGGTATATATTAAGGAACAGAAAGAATGAAGAGACTACCGCAGATGCAGAGAATGTTCTGTATCAAGTACTTTGAGCTCGGTAATGCTACTAAAGCCGCTATTGAGGCAGGATATAGTCCACGAACAGCCAAGCAGCAGGGATATAATCTACTAAGTAAGCCACGGGTACAGGCAAGGCTGGAAGAACTAAGGGCAAAGGTTGAAGATAAGGCTATTGCAGATGTCGCCGAGCGCAAGAGAATACTCACAGAGATAGCACGTGGAAACCTAATGGACTATCAAGAAGTAGGAGCAGATGGCGGATATCTTAATATAGGTAAGGAATCGCCGAATACCAGGGCAATCTCCGAGATAACAACCACTACTAAAGATGATAATACATTGGTGTCTAAGGTCAAGCTACACAATCCTACGCAAGCGATAGACCTACTCAATAAGATGGACAAAGTCTATAGTGATGCTGGCGGGAATGAATACGTTATCAATATAGAACAGGCGGTAATAGATGCAGGGAACATCCTCACAGATAAAATCAATCGCCTTGCTACCAAGGCAAGAGAGAGAGAACTTCCTCAATCAACTGAGCAGTAAAGAGAAAGCTGTACTATTATACGACTGGTCTCAGTGGGCTAGACCCAACCAAATGCCTCCGGATGATTTCTTCATATGGTTACTGTTATCAGGTAGAGGGTTTGGCAAGACTCGCGCTATCAATGAATTAGTTATCAAGTGGGCTAGGGAGGGATATTCACCCATAGCACTAGTCGGTCAGACTAAGGCTGATGTAAGAGACACACTGGTTGAGTTAGGGGACAGCTCCATTCTGAAGATAAGTCCGCCATGGTTTATGCCTAAGTATGAATCATCAAAGCGTAGACTGACATGGCCCAATGGAGTCCAAGCTGTTATATACTCTGGAGATGAACCAGACCAGTTAAGAGGGCCACAGCACGCTAAGGCAGCGTTAGACGAACTAGCTAAATTCAGATATCCAGATGAAACGTGGTCTAATTTGCTAATGGGTTTAAGAGTTGGCGATAAGCCACAGGTAGCAATAGCCACTACGCCAAGACCTATTAAGATAATAAAAGACCTTGTTAAAGACAAGCGCGTAACAATCACTAGCGGGCATACACTAGAGAACAAAGACAACCTATCCGATGATACATTAGATTATATCATAGACAAGTATCAAGGGACTAGGCTCGGTAGGCAGGAGCTTGCTGGAGAGATACTAGACTCACTGGAAGGTGTAGTATATGACGCATTCAATGCTGATATGTGTATTATACCCAGATTCGCTATACCAAGGGACTGGCCGAGATATACCGGACATGACTTTGGTTTAAACAATGCTGCTGTTGTCTGGTATGCTCAAGACCCGAACACTGGCTTTATCTACGTGTACAGGGTATATAGAGGTGGTAAGGGTATAACTGAAAGGGTGGAGGATTGGAAGTCGTTATCTGGCGATGAGCTGATAAGGCGGAGAGTTGGTGGCAATCATGCCGAGGAAGAGATAAGGCAAGGATACGGATTGGCTGGATGGAGCATATCAGAACCGGCAGAGAGACATGTGGAACCACAGATATTATTAGTTAACGAATTACACCAAAAGAACATGATATATGTATTCTCCGACTTAAGCGAATACATAGAAGAGAAAACAACAATGTCATGGGAAACAGACAGAGACGACAATCTAACCGGGAAGATACACAATGAGGCTCAGTATCACTTCATGGCTTGTGATAGATACCTGCTGTCAGAGTTTAAACCACAAATGAAACTTGGTGCACGCAGACCACGGACAGCCACGCCGTTACGCCGGAGTGTAATAACAAGGAGATAGTATGGATTATTTGGGAATGGCATCCAAAAAGTTTAAGGACTGGCTACCATTACATAACAGGATGGCGGATGATGCTGATTTCTTTAATATGGTGAGCAATACCAACAGACTCTTGGATGCTGATGGACATGAAATACCTCATTCTATCCATGTATTACTGAATGATATTGCGACATTCACTTGGGAGATAGAAGCAGAACTAAACTCGGCAGTAGAGCAGATAGTAGTAACATCTGAGAATAAACGGTTTGATACGGCATATGCCGAGGATTTCATAAGGACTGCGTTTGAAGAGTCCGACAAGTTATTAACAATGAGAGGTTTATTCTCATTCAATCCATTCATTGACCAGCAAGCGTTCAGACGTGGGAGCGTTGCCTCTAAGTGTCATTTCCATTTAGATAAGAATGGTGAATTGATACCAGACATAACGCCATTTGATACTGGATATTTTGTTTGTGATTATGATAGTAAGGGGCTTCTA